ATGCCATTATTAAGTGGCTTACAAACCGGGGTTTTATACCCAGTTGTAAACTGTCTTTACCTTTGAAAAGCCTTCTTGATAAGGTCTTCGTGGTTTTTAATACACGAGGACCCAAAGAGGCTATTACTTTCTGTAAAGAAAGTAGAGCCTCATTGTATAGAGTTTTATCTCTATATTCTCAAGAAGATTTCTCTCATTCTGATATCAAGTTACCCAAATACTTCAAATTCTTGAAATCATCTGGGGATAAGTTAGTACCTTATATTAAGCTACTAACAACTATCCTCTCGATTTCAAGGGCTTGGAGAACCAAAGCTGAACCGAGTTATGAAACGATAAAGGGCCCTTCAACAATGAAGGAGTACCCTTTTACGAAACATGACTTTGAACAATTTTGGTTTGATCTAGGTTACTCGAAGAAGTTAAAACCTGGAAAGTCATTAGATTTTCGGAATTACCATAAAAGCAGTAAAGCAGGGCCTAATGGTCCTGCATTATGGACTAGTTTTCAAGATCTTATCTCTTTAGATTCTAATACAATTTGTTGTATTATGAATCTAGGAGGTGAGAAGTTGAGCCAGTACATAAAATTGCTATTAAAGTATTCAGAGATTCTAGTAACTTACTTCTCTGTTAAGGGAAAGGGATTAACTAGAAAGTTAATCTATTTCTCTGACAGAGAAGGGAAAACAAGAGAGGTAGCAATTTTTGACTACTTCTCTCAAACTTCTTTAATACCTTTACATAAATATTTGTTTAGGGCATTGAAGAAGATTCCACAGGATTTTACTTTTGATCAGACGGGATATCTAAGCTCTTTATCTAATTCTAAGGTTTACTACAGTATTGACCTTACGGCCTTTACTGATAGATTTCCTATACAAGTAAATAAAGATTTACTTGAAGAAAGAATTGGACCCTTACGGGCTAATTCTTGGCTTCAGATAATGACCCAACAGTTTACTACACAAGATGGTGAATTAATTCACTATGCTGTGGGTAATCCAATGGGTGCTTATTCATCCTGGAACTCTACAACTCTTGCACACCACTTTGTGGTATGGAAGGCTTGTAAAAACAAAGGTATTAATTGGAAAACAGCTCCTTATGCAATGTTAGGTGATGACCTAGTAATAGGTGACCATCTAATTGCTAAAGAGTATTGTCGACTGATTCGTACCCTTGGAGTTCACTGGTCGAAAGAGAAGACCC